GCCACCTTCGCGTGTGGCTGAGGCTACCTTCGCCTCGTGTTGTTTGGCGTTTGTCCGCAGCGTGTATCGGGAGAGTGAGACGATGTATTCCTTGTTGGAACCGTTGCTCCCCGAGATGAAAGTGCATTCCGACGCACTGCAACTCCAGTTCAAGATGGTTTGGAACTGGAAGAAAGTTGCAGGGTGCGCCGGGGTGGTTGCCGCCACTGGCTTAGGTGCAGTGGCGGCCGCCGGCATGTTGCCAGTGGCCGCGGCGGGAGCCGCTGTTGGCCTGACACTGGCGCATATTACCGCGCCAGAGCCCAGTAGCACATCATTTGCTCGCTACCGGGCTGACCGCAGCAGTAACCCGCCGCGCACGGCCGTTCAACACGTGCCAGCGCAGCGGTTGCCGGCCACCGACCCCCCGCGTTCCATAGCCGCTATTTTGGAGCAGCCAATGGATCGCACAGCAAGACTGCGTGTGGCTGATCCCACGCAGCGCCGTGAAACAGCGCCACTAGCCGTTGCGGGCATAGTGAGCACGGTGAGCGTTCCAACAGTGCCTTCCAACTCGGCACACAGTAGTCTGGCGTCCATTGTTGGACGAGCCCTCAAGCCACAGCCCGCACATGGGCCAGGCTTTGATCCAGACCTGTTCACCCTCTTCGACAATTGGGTGATGAAATGGTTCGATTCTCTATTTCCGGGCATGAGTCAGCGCCCGGTGCAGGCAGCGAGTTTTGAGGCTTGGTCGAGCCGCTTCCCTCTCAGCCAGCAGCACATATTGCGCCGGGCGCGAGAGCGCCTGCGCGGTGGTGAGGTGCCTAACACCCGCCGCCGTGGCGCGTTTGTCAAAATAGAGGCGCTGATGAAAAGTACCCAGCATGGCGTGTCCGATTTCACGCCGCGCCTGATACAGAGCCGTTGTGCTGAGCACTGTGTCAGGACTGGTCCGTTTGCGTATGCATTTTCCAAACGGTTGGTGGAGGTCTGGGACGGAGTGGATTTTCCGCTCTGTTATGCCGCGACCCACTCCGGTGAGGAGTTGGGGCACCTGATGCAGATGGCAGCGCTTGATGCCGAAGAGGCTGGCGCGGTCTGCGCGGATGAGGGTGATTATGCGCGGTTTGACACCACCCAACACGAAAGGCTGCTTTGTACTGCGGCCAAAGTGTACCAGCGTGCTGGAGCCCCCCGGGCCACCGTACAAGCCTTCAAGGAAGACACATACACTGAAGGTGAGGATAGGTGGGGCAACCGCTATTGTGTCGCTGGCACCCGTTCTTCGGGCGGCCAGGACACTTCTTGCGGCAACTCGGTTATTCAGGGCCTAGTGAAGGCGTTCGCCGTCTGCTACACGCATTGCGTGGAGACCGACACTAACATCATGGAGGAGGATCCTGTGGACATTCTTAGTGCTCACAGGACGAAGATGTTTGTGATGGGTGACGACGGCGCCGACATTGGAACTAGTTTCTTGGACCATGTCGACCATGTCGGCTTGAACAAGAGGCTTGGGCTCGATTTGGAACTGGTGAGACATCGTGGGCCGGACGCCATGATGAGGCTCAGCTTTCTGTCGTGCTGGCTTTGGCCAGTTGAGGGCGGATCTTGGGTGTTGGCACCCCGAGTTGGTCGCGTGATTGCGAAATTCGGGTACTTCGTCAACCCGCCCCCCAACATGGAGTGGACGCGCCTTGTGCGCGCCGACGTGTTGTCGCGCAGAAACGACTGTGCTTTTGTGCCTTTCCTGCGTAAACTGTTGTCGCGGTGCGCTGAGCTGACCGGTGAGGTCCGCCCGCACTTCACTTCCGACATGCGGCGGTCGCGGTTGCACAATCCAACAGTTGTGCGTACCCATGAAGCC